CTAGAACCAAAGAGGCATTGGACAATAACGCGTTTAATGAATCCAGAAGGGACAGTCGCTATGTACAGTATGATGCAAAAAGGGAGTCTAACGTTACTTTTGGGAAAAAGTAACAACCACAACAATAGGAGAATTTTAAATGGCTAATAAAGATAGCGCATTTGGATGCAAACCTGTTCGTATGATGGGTGGAGCACCCTATAACGGTGGACAATCACGTTATAGAATTGCAAGTGGAGCTACAACACCTATATTCCAAGGAGACTTGGTTACTCAGCTTACAGCTGGGGTTATAGGAAGACACGCCGCGACTGGAACCGTTCCAATTGTCGGAGTGTTTAATGGTGTACGTTACACTGACCCAACCACAGGCGAGCAAGTTTTTAAAAACTACTATCCTGGCAGCGTTTCTGCTAGTGATATTTTTGCTTACGTTATTGATGACGCAAACGTCATATTTGAAGTCCAAGCAGACGATACCTTCCCGGTAGCGGATCTGTTCGGTAACTTTGATGTTGTCGAAGGCTCACCAGTAGGCGACACTAAGTCTGGAAGATCTAATGCAGAGCTAGACGTAACAACCGGTGCTACGACCGCAACGTTACCGCTCAAGTGTATTGACATCTCCCAGGATCCCGATAACGATGACGTAGCATCATCCAACACCAATGTACTATGTGTGATTCAAAACCACATCATGGGACAAAAAGGTGCTGGCTTAGCATAAGGAGTAAATAATGGCTATATCAAGAGCTCAGCTAGCTAAAGAGCTAGAACCAGGTCTAAATTCATTATTTGGTCTTAACTATGATGAATACGATCGTGAATACGAAGAAATCTTCTCTATTGAAGATTCAAGTCGCGCATTTGAAGAAGAGGTATTAATTACCGGTTTCGGATCTGCGCCTACGAAAACTGAAGGACAAGGAGTTGTCTTCGATAACGCATCTGAAAGTTTCAGTGCACGTTATACCCACGACACAGTGGCGTTAGCGTTCGCTCTTACAGAAGAAGCGATCGAGGATAATTTATATGATTCTTTAGGAAAAAGATATGTCAAAGCATTGGCGAAATCTATGGCTAACACCAAAGAGATCAAAGGTGCGGATGTGTTGAACAACGCTTTCTCATCCAGTTTTACTGGCGGAGATGGTGTTTCTCTAATTAACACTGCTCACCCACTTGCTGGTGGTGGAACAGCTGCTAACAGAGCAACAACTATGGCCGACCTTAATGAAACTTCATTAGAGGACGCTTTAATTGACATCTCTACTTTCACAGATGACAAAGGATTAACAATCTCTGTGCAAGCTGACAAACTAATCGTGCCACCACAATTAGTATTTGTTGCTGACAGAATTTTAAATTCTAATCAGAGAGTAGGAACATCTGATAATGACTTAAACGCTATTAAGAACACTGGTGTTCTTCCTGGCGGTTATTCAGTAAATCATTATCTAAATGATCCGGATGCTTTCTTCATCTTAACTTCTGTAACAGCACAAGGCGAAGGCCTTAAAATGTTCCAAAGAACTGGCATGGAAACTTCCATGGAACCAGACTTCTCAACTGGAAACATTCGTTACAAAGCTCGTGAAAGATATTCATTTGGTTTCTCCGATTGGAGAGGCGTATATGGATCACAAGGTGCATAACTCGAACGTTTAGAAATACCGTTTATAACTCAAGTATTTCAAATTAAGGGCCCTCCAGGGCCCTTTTTTTTGGCCTAAATTAATTACAAATTAAGTGTATAAATTGTTGTACTTTTGTGCATAATTGTGCATAATAGGTATGTGGGAATTGAAATTAAAAATAAAAAAACGGAGAAAAATATGACTGTCAATATAATTGAAGAAATCAACAAAGCTGGCTTTACAGCTTTCCAACACCCTGGAGAGGGTATCAAGATCAGCTGCGAAGACGGCAAAGACGCTGGGATCTACTACCCAGATGATTGCCCGGAGTTTGACATCTACGACCAAGATCCCTGGATCAACCCAGAGGTTGTTAAAGTCTGCAAAGACAATGGTTACGAAGTTGACTGGCAAGATCCTGGTACTTTAACTGTTTACAAGGAGGTGGCGTAATGACTATGACTAGAGAATTTTATATCCCAAAGGGATCTAAAGAAATAAAGGCTGCAAAAACAGACGCGGTAGCTTACGTTGAGGATTGGGAGTGCGGGACCAAGTACACGGCCATGGTGTTCGGCGGCAAGAGATCTAAATATGACAAGTATTACGGTTTCAAAAACAAAGAGGCCAGAGACAATTATGTGATTAAGTATTTCACAGATCAAGAAAATGCAGCTCTTGCTAAAAAGAAACGTGCTGAACAAGCGAAAACGCAAGCCAAAGAAAATCAAGCAAACTACCAAGTGGGTGATATTCTTGTTTCAAGTTGGGGTTACGATCAAACCAACATTGATTATTACCAAGTAATTGAGAGAACAGCTAAAATGGCCACCATTCAAAAAATTTGCAAAGAGTTTTTAGATTCTGGTTATCCTAGCGAAGATAAAGTGATCCCTCTTAAAGATTCTTTTGTTGGCAAGCCTAAGAAAAAGAAAATTGGGACTTACGGTATTACGATAAGCAGTTATGAGACTGCAAGTCTTTGGGACGGCAAACCCGACTATGAAACTGCTGCTGGTTGGGGTCACTAATGATTAAAAAAATATACCTTGATATGGACGGAGTTTTAGCCGACTTCGTTACAGCTGTTGAGGGCCCCGACTATTTGAACGGGCCCTTACACGGCGAACAAACCTATGACGATCGCAAGATCGAGTTTACCAACAAGCGTTTGTTCAGAAATATGCCACCGATGCCAGGCATGTTAGATCTAGTTGCCTATGTCAAAGGATCTGGTTTGCCCTGGGAGATCTTAACTTGCTCTGGCGAGATCAACAGACCTTTGGTTGTGACTGACAAGATCGCCTGGACCAAACAATATGTAGATCCGCACGTTGTGGTTACGTCTACACTCAAAGGCAAACACAAAGCAATTTTTGCAAGACCTGGACATGTGTTGGTTGATGACAAGAAATCAAACATTGTGGCCTGGGAAAATGCCGGCGGCATTGGCATCTTGCATGAAACTCCTGCTGGTACTATCAAAAAATTGCAGTCTCTTTGAGTTGCTAAAGTAATTCCTTAGTAGTATCATTTTCTAAATATATTTAATTAGCTTGATGAGGGCCGGTTTACCGGTTTCCATTAATACAAACAAAGGAGTTCATAATGGCTAATCCACATTTTCAAAACCAAATCCAATGGGCGGGTAATACCGTTGCAACAAAGGCAAAAAAAGATCAACCGATGTTTATGCCTTTACCTTCTGACCAAACACACTATGGTTATTTCAATGATTTTATGACCTACAACAGTGGTGACTGGACAATCACAACAACTGAGGATGGCACGGGATCCGCAACTGAGGCAATAACCTCTGGTGCTGGTGGTCAGTTTTTAATTACTAACGCGGCTGGCGATAACGACTTAGACTTTTTACAACTAAAAGGCGAGTCATTCAAACTAAGTTCTAGCAAAAGAGCCTACTTCTCAGCAAGATTCAAAGTAAGCGATGCGACTCAATCAGACTTTGTCATGGGCCTACAAATTACTGACACTACTCCATTAGCAGTATCAGACGGTGTTTTCTTTATTAAAGACGACGGCGATACAAACCTTGATTTTATTGTTGAAAAAGACAGCACATCAACAGATACAACAGCAATCCACACTATGGAAGATGATACTTTTGTAACTGTTGCATGGTATATAGATCCAATTTCTTCATTGGTTTACTACGCTGTAAACAACGCAGAGCCAGTAGGTGTTGTAAACACAAATCTACCAGACGACGAAGAATTAACTGTATCATTCGGTATTCAAAACGGTGCGGCCGCGGCTAAAACCATGACTATTGATTACGTTACAGCTATCGTAGAGAGATAAAATGGCAGACGCAGTAACATCTCAAACTATTCAAGATGGTGAAAAAACCGCCATCTTGAAATTTACTAATGTTTCGGATGGTAGCGGTGAAAGCGCAGTCAAAAAAGTTGATGTTTCAGCATTAGCAAGTAATAGTGCAGGCCAAGCATGCAGCACAGTCTCGGTGGCTAGAATTTATTGGGCCACAAGAGGCATGGGTGTAAATCTTGAGTTTGACGCTAGTACCAATGTTCTTTTAACTGGTTTACCAGCAGATAGCACAGGCGATGAATACTATGACTTATTTACAGGGATTCCAAACAATGCGGGATCTGGCGTAACTGGAGACATAGATTTGACCACTGTCGGACATTCAAGCGGTGATACTTATTCAATCATATTGGTTTTGAATAAGAATTATTAATGAATGGCAGCGGCAAAGCCTAGGAAAAAATCCAAGCCTATCCGAAGAACGGTAGGCAAAGGCGGTAATTACCGAAAAAC